ATAAAAAAACCCGCCGGGGCGGGTGTGGTGGTAGTTATAGTTTGACGTTAGTAGCCAGGGGCTTTTCCAATCGCGCGCCAATGGATGGTCGCGGGGAAGTTAGCAGTGTCATTGAACAGCTTGTATTGCGTGGCACTGATGAAAAAGGCGCCTGCAGCGTTGCCATCACCGTCCTCGGCGTTAGGCGAAACTTTGTTTCCGAAACAGTTGTAGACCTCGGCAAACGGCCTCGGGAAATCAATGGCCGCGCTGGTAGCGTCTGCTGCCACTACCCCGCTCCCCCATTGCTCGAGGAACCCCGTGGCCTTGTCCAGCCGCCAACCGGGCGCGGCCATCAATGCTGTGTTTTTGTCCTGTTTGGTCGCGGCAAGGTTATCGACAGCGGTCTGCAGAGCACTGACCAGACTGTCTACCGCCACCTTGGTATAAGCATCACCAATGCCGTAGCCACCGAGGGTGATGGCATTGTTCGCCTTTTGAGCCAACATCCCATCGGTCTGAGGCTTAGTGTAGGCATCCACAATGCCATAGCCGGCCAAGGTCGTAGCTTTCACCGCGTAGGCCGCACCGAAGGCACGGATGGCCTGCAGTAACTGGGTATCGTCGGCTTTGTCCAGAGCCGGCAAGTAGGCCAAGATGAAGTTAGCCAGCTCTTCCTGAACCATGTTCAACCACTCAGCCTTGAGCGGGGTAGGTGCCACACCGCCGACAACGGTGCCATAGCGAAAGCGACCCAGGACGCCAACTAGGTCAGTCCAACTTGAAATGCGCTGCATAACTAATCCTCGTAGCCAGCCACCGAGGCCGGCAACACGTAATGAACGGCGTGAAACAACTCATCAACACAGGCCGCAATGCCTTCAACCTCGGCACGGCCATAGCCGATTTCAACGTCGGTATATTCGGGCGCCTCAAGGCGCAGCCTGCATTCCATGGCAGCGGCTTCGGCGGTGCCATATGCCGCCAGCGGTGCCGAGGCGACCCATGCCCACGGCCAGCCATCGCCATACAGAAAATCGCCGGTGACAGTCGGGCCGACCCGGGCCGGGCGGAATTCTTCAATCGTTACCGTAACGCCGGCCTGCTTGGCCAAGCGGCGGTAGTACGCCACTTGAGGCGCGCCAGAGGCAGTCAGTTTGTCCAGCACGGCCTGCCGGCGCTGCTCAAGCGTCTGCGATCCCGGAACGGTGCAGGCGTCCGGCAACTCCAGATAGTCCTCCCAGTCAGTCAGCAGCGCGCTGACCGTGGCGGGGTTCATCTCCAGTTGCAGCTCATCCAGCGCCACGTCAACCCGTGCCAGCTCAGGCGCCAGGCTGTCCAGCAACTGCGCCACATCAGGCTGCAATTCCGGGTCAAAGGCTGGCCCAGGTGGCAGCAGTCCGCGCAGCCCCTCGCGGTAGTCATCCTCGGTCATAGCCATGTAATCACCCCCAGTACCGCCACCTGGTTGTTCGCCACCGGTACATCCTCGGTCGGCACGGCCAGCTTGTGATCCGTCTCACCCGGGGCATTACTGATGGCAGCGCGGATATGGCTCACCGGAATCAGCGAGCCCGCGCCCCCTTCATCGCCAATCAAGTCGGCCAGAGCCTTGGCAACGGCCTGCCGCACTGCCGTAGTGTCCGGGGTCAGCATGATGTTCAGGTCAATGGCACGGCGCTGGGCGGCGAATACATAAACTTCACTGGTGACCGGCCGCTTGCGCTCCAGATAGGCCTGCACTTCGGCCACCTTCGCCTCATTGGGGAAGATATCGGCGTCACCGTCGCAGACGAAGGTCAGCCCGAACGTGCCCGGCCCCATCCAGCGCGGCAGCGCCCAAGCCCGCGTCACCCCAGGCACTTCCAGCGCCCATTCCACAAAGTCTTCGGCGTTGCCGACCTTGCTCGGGTTCTTGAAGGCGGCACGAACCCGGCCGCGTAGCGCTTCGATTTCCTCCTGTTCAGTGCCGCCGACGATACCGCCGGGGCCAATGACCGCCGTCGAATTCACGCCGAGCACCGGGGCCACAGCGGTCAGTTCGCCGGCCTCGATGTTGCCGCTTGGCCCTAATTCCTCTGCGGCCAGCTGCAACTGGGCAGCACCGTCAACCAAGGTAGCGGCCACCTTGACCACATAGCGGCGGCCATCTTTGGCCTGATACACCGTCCCGGCATCTACCGGGAACCCCGTAGATCCGGTGACCGTGGCCAGTCCGGTCGCCGCCACGGCAGGTTTGCGCCCATCCTCCAGGCGCCAATCCGCCCAGCGCAGCACCTGCTCTTCATCGCAGGTCGCCGGGTGCGCCTGCCTGGCCACCCAACTCTGGTAGCCAAACAGCTGATAGGCCGCACCACTGAGCGCGCGAGCCCCCACCTTGGCATCCGAACGGCGCAAGGCGTCCGGGGCGTTGCGCTCAAAATCGGCCTCGGTGCGAGTGATCAGCGCCTGCAACGTCGGAATTTCATACGGCATTGATCAAGCTCCATGTGTCTTCAAAGGCCAGCTGCAGGGTTTCGCCGTTCGACTCGGTAAGCCGCACCTGCAGGTTGACCCGGTTAATGTCTTGCCGCTCGACCGTGACCGTAACGGCGGTGACAATCTCGTCCTCGGTCATCCAGCGCAGCGCCTCTTCGGCGTATTCCTGCGCATCGCGCAGGGTGTCCGGGGTGATGGCCCGGCGCTGCAGTAGCCACAGTCGCGAGCCGATCTGATCGCCAGGCGCTGTGGGCACGCTGTCTCCCCACCAGCCCTTGCGGTCGGCATCGTCCAGCTGGTCGTCAGCACCGGCGCGGCGCCAGGTGAAAAGACTGATGGTCACCGCCCTGCGCAACAGCGCTTCGCGGCTCATGCCCCACCCCCTACAGGCTTGTTGGTGCTGCCCTCACCGTTCAGCACGCCATCGTGCACATGCTCGATCTGGCTGATGCCGGCGGCTACCTGATCGCCGTCCGACTCGATGCGGCCGGTGGTGCGGATCACGGGCGTGTTGAACTCCACCGCCGCGTCGGCCTTCACCTTGAGCGTGACCGTCTCCAGCTCGATAACCCGGCCACGCTTGAACTGCAGGTAGTCGCCTTCGTCGGTGTACAAGGCCACTTCGCCGGGCTTGAGGCCCTTAAGGCGGAAACGCCGGTCTGCCACCATGATTACCACCCCGTGGCTACGGTCACCGAAAAATCCCACCAGGGCTTCGGCACCAGACAACGGGCAGGATGTGAGACCGTAGGGCTCCAGGTGCTCGATGTCGTCTTTGACTTCCCCGGCGGTGATGCGCAGCTGCAGGCTCTGCAGCTTGCGCGCCGAGTTGGCCAGCACGACCACGCCGCGTGCCAGCACGCTCGCTAGGGGGTTTCTCATGGCTTGTAGTCCGCTGGAATGAGGTATTCAAAGTTGTCGGTCTTCTTGCCCTTCTTGAGCTTGCGGCTCTCGTAGGCGTCGTTCGGCTCGGGCAGGAAGCCATCCGGCGGGGCCACGGTCATACGGGTAAAGGTGCCCGTCTCGCCCAGCTCGTAGGTGATTTCACTGATCAGCATGTCGCGGTCCAGACCGATCAGCGGGTCAATCACCCGCACGATCATGTTGTGCCGCCACAGCTCGCCACTGCTCTGCCGCCAGCCCTGCACCGTGTAGTTGATTGCCATGGCCTTACTGAGGGCATTGGCGCGCTCCCACTGCACGCGGTCGCGCGCCATCTTTTCGGTCAGTTGCCCCGACTGGCTGATCACCTTCACCCGCCGGCGCGCCACCCGGTCATCACCTATGCGCGCCTCCACTTCGGACACGGCCGGTCCGAACGAAACGTCGGTGCCACTGCGCTGCCCTCGACTGATGTACTCGGAAAACACATTGGAGAAGTCCAGCGCGGTGTCACCGGCGAGAATGTTCTTGCCCAGTTCCAAAGCGTCGACCGCCCGCCCAGCCGTGCCCGGCGTGGCAATCACCAGGCGGCCACGCCCATCGTCGGTACTGAACAGCCGGGAAAGCGTCAGTAGGCGGTCGATACTCTCGAACGCGGTTTCGCCCGGCTCGATGGTGTGATCGTCCAGCCCGAGCGTGACAGAGGCCTCGTTGATTACCTTGATGCCGTATTCACCGGCCAAGGCCTCGACGATTTTCTGCACACTTTGGCCGCGCCACTGACCGGGCGAATTGATCGCCGCGCAGTCCACCAGGTCGGCGGTTTTCGAACGCCCGGCAATGCTCAGGGTGATGGACGTGCCGTCATAGTGAATCGGCGTACTGAACACATAACCGCTCAGCAACAGCTCTTCGCCAATGCGCACTTCAACTTCTTCACCCTGGCGAATCCGTACCGGCGCCTCACCGCCGCCGGGCCACTGCCAGGTGATTGACACCGTAAAATCGCGCGCTTGCCGCTCCAGGCCTGCACTGATGCTTACGTCTTTCCAACCGGCGTAGTCGTGCCCGCCAGCGCTCAGGGTGACGGTGTTATCTGGCTCCATGGCTTAACTCTTGGCAACTTGAAGTTCTACGGCAGGCACAAAGCCCGGGTGGCGAATCGCATTGCGCGAAACGATTTCAGCGCCGCGCAAGGCGTCGCCATACAGCTGATGGGCCAGCACCAATGACGACACCATGGCGCGCGGCTGATACGGCCGCAGCCAAACACCGCTACGCGCCACTTCCGTCAGATGCCGATCTAAGGCCAAACGCGCATCACTGAGCGCGCCGAAGTGCTCAGGCGTGCTTTCCCCGGCCACTACCCACATTGCCTCACTGATCGCATCCCTAGCGGCCAGAATGTCATCCGCGACCGGTACGCCGTTATCCATCACGCTACCGGGCTCGACCGTTGCGCCCTGCTGCTCAAGCTGGACGCTCAGAGCGGCCGGCTGATCGACGCTCTGCACGCTGGCCACCGGCACCTCCGCCATGTCCAGCAACAGGTCGACAATGGCGGCATCCTGCACCAGACCAATGACAGCCGCCTGGATCAAGGCAATGTCGGGATCGTCCGTGGCTGCGCGCTCAGTGGACAACGCCACGATGGCATCGGCCTTGCTCTTGGACGATTGCAGCGACCCTGTGGAGCCGTACCCACTAAACCAGCGCTCAACACTCGCCAGATCGCTCAACAGGCTGGCCGACAGAGCGTCGGGCGCATTAATCACCGACTGCACGAACGCGCCCAGGTCGGCTGCCAGCGAGGTCAGCGGCTTAAGGAAGTTGATGGCAAAGGCATACGCACTGGAAATAGCCCTGCGCACCTTGTTGACCTGCTGCCGTGCCCAGTCCACCTTCGCCATGACCGCATCAAACCGCGCCTTGATCCGCTCCAGCAGCGACGGCACATGGGCCGCCAGCTGGCGACGGGTGTTCACCCGCTGCACCGGGAAGGTCAACATGCCGTCGATAAACGCCAGATTGAACCGCACCATGCCCAGCTCGTCGCGGGAGTGCGATAGTTCGCACTTGCCGGCTGTGACGGTCAGTCGCCCGAACCACGGGTGCACCAGCTCCCCCGGCCCAGGCTTATCCAGCGCTTCCAGCAGGCGGTCACGCTGGTCGATAAAATCGCTACCGACCACAAAGCCTTCGAACTTGTACTCCCGGGTTTGCCGGCCCATGTCCTCGACCATGGGCTGATCGCGCTTAGGGTATTCGTGCAACTGGGTGCGCCGGCCGACCGGCACACTGTCGCTGTCCACCCAAAATGGCACGCCGCGAAACGATGCCTCGCGGCGCAGGTCACGCCACTCACTCATTGGTGCCTCCCATGGTCCGACGACCAACGTTCTGCGGCGTTACGGTCACGCCAGGTTGACTACTCTTGGCCCCCTCCAGCCGCGTGCCCGGTGGCGCGCCCTCAAACAGCACACGCAACTCACCGTTCAGCTGGGTTTTTCCGGCTGCCGCCGAAGACTGCCGAAGCAGCGAACCCGGATCGGGCAGCTGACCCGGCGCCTTGAGCAGCGCACCGGGGGTGATGCCGAATTGCTGGGCGCGTTGCTCCTGGGCGGCCTTGACCTTCGCGCCGGCATTCGCCACCAGGAAATCGCCCGTGCCGCCACCTTCACCTGCATTGCGGCGCTTCTGCGCATCGGCCATTTGCGTCACCCTTGCGGTGATACCAGGCCCGCCATCTTCCAGGCCCATGAACTTCAACAGCGGCTCAATGTAGGGCTTGATACCCTCCCACAGCTCTTTGAACCAGGCACTGATTGGCCCCCAGTGCTTGATGATCTGACCTAATGGCGTCCATTCAAAAAAGGTCTTCATCATGTCCATCACTGGCACCGCCGCTGCCCGGATCAAATCCCACAAAGCAGTGAAGAAAGGCCCGACCTTCTCCCAGTTGGCGACGATCAGGCCGGCGGCGGCCGCGATACCTACCGCGATCAGACCGACCGGAGTAGCCGCGAAGGCCACGCCCAGCAAGCGGGTGGCCACTGTGGCGGCGAATACCGCCGCGCGCAGTGCGGTAAACGCCGCGCCGGCGATGACGATGCCGCGCACCAGCTGGGGGTTGTCCCGCACCAATTGCGCCGCCTGCGAGATCCAGGGGCGCAGCTGGTTAACCACAGCGTTAATGCCCGGCAGCAAGGCGTCACCGACCTCGCGGGCCACACCCATCACGCTATTGCGCAGCAGCTGCAGGTTGTTCGCCGTGGTCGCGGCCCGTGCCGCATATTCCTTTTCCATGGAGCCGGCGTATTTCTGCGCGTCGCTGACCTTTTCCAAGTTGCCGCGCAGCAGCTCCAAGTTGGTCAGCAGCGGCGTGATGGCCCCAATGGACTCGGTACCGAACATTTCGGCCAGCAGCGCCGGACGCTTAGCCGCATCGACCTGACCGATACGCTTGAGCAGGTCCAGGGTGGTGCCCTGGGCGTCCTTCTGCATGTTCTCGGCCACCGTCTTGGAATCCAGCCGAAGCGACTTGAATGCCTGCGCTTGGCCCTTGGTGGCCGCCGTTCCTTTGGTCATGGCCAACATGAAGTTCTTGATGCCTGTGGCCGCCACATCCTGCTTGACGCCTACCCCGGCCATGGTTGCACCGATGGCCGCCACCTGGGCTGACGACATGCCGGCCACTTCGCCCAGCGCGCCGACCTCGGTGACAATGGCGGAAATCTGTTTGGTGTTGGCCGGGCCGGTGTTGCCGAGGTAGTTGATACGGTCAGCCAGTCCGATCACCTCGGCCTGATTCATGCGAAACGCGGTTCGCCACTTGGCCATCATGTCGCCGGACTCGTCGGCAGTCTGGTCGAACGCGATGCCCATCTTTACCGCCGCGTCGGCAAAGCCCAGCAGCTCATTGCGGGCAATGCCCGATTGCCCCCCGGCCGCGACGATCTTGGCAATGTCCGTCGCGGCCATGGGTAATCGTTCAGACATCCGGCCAATGTCGTCGCCCATCTTCTTGAACTGGTCAGGTGAATCGAAGTCGACCACCTTGCGCACGTCAGCCATCTGCGACTCGAAGTCGATAGCCGCGCGCGCACCGGCAATAAACGGGGCCGCCATGGCCCCACCGGTGACGATATCGCTCCAGCCGATCTTACCCAGGCCAGTGCTTTCCAAGTTCTTGCGGAACGCGGCAATGTTCTTACGCGCCCCCGCCAGGGTCGGTGACAGCTTGTCGACGCCGGTGATCAGCGCTTTGAGCTGAAACTTGTCAGCCATCCTCCCCCCTCAGCGTTTCCGCTATGCGTTGGCTGTGCATGATGGCCTCCAGAACTACGTCCAAAGGCCGACCCATGATTTGCTCAGGGTCCGTTTTCCAGACCCAGGCAAGGTCGTAGGCAACCGCTATCAGCTCGTCGACGGAGCTGATGCCGGCTTCATGAAAAAACCGACAATCCGCCACGCCGCGCTGTTGAGGTCGGCAAGATCCAGCTGGTTGACCGACGACGGTGGGATGTGCCCGCACAAGGCGATGTACTTGGCGGCCACGTCCATGTCCACGGCCACCGAATCCTCCGCGTCAATCTTGTACGGCAGCGCCTTCATCTGGCGCACCTCGACCACTGTGGGTCGGCGCAGCTCCAGCGTTTTGACTTCTTCGCCGTGCGCCTGAATCGGCGCGGACAGCTCAATCACTTCTTTCATTGCCATACTCCCTTGCTGCCTTCCCAGCGAATGTCGATGGTGCCGTCTTCGCCCTTGGCCGCCGGCTCTTCCACCACGTACGCGCCGGACAGTACGTAGACGCGGCCATTGGCGAACTCGGTGGTTACGGTCGCGTCAGTGGCCGCCATCAGCTGCGCGATTGGCAGGTCAGGGTCATCGACCACCGTGGCCGTGGTATAGGGCACCAAGTCTTCTTCTTTGAAGTACCCCGGCGCGACCGACTCGCGCTTTCTGTCACTGAGCGGGGCTTCAACCCCGCCCGTTACGGTGAACTGGGCACCGTCTGCTTTGACGTAGCAGGTTCCCGCGACTTTCTTGCCCATGGGCAACTCCTACAAAAAAGCCCGCACAGTGGCGGGCTTCGGTGGATGGTTTTACTTACACCTGATACTGCAGGCGGAACTGGTACTGCAGCGCGAACACCCGCAACTGGTTCACCAGGTCCGGCGGATAGAGCACGTTGACGCGGGTCGGATCGGTCAGCGAGCGCTCCACCACCAGGTTCTGGGCGAAGGCCTCGGCGTTCTCCACGATGCCCATTTGCTCAAGGATGTAATACCCGGCGATCAGCTCGGCACGGATCACCGCCGGGGTGACGATGGCCTGGCCAGCACCGAAGCGGGTACCGTCGTTGGCCAGCTTGTGGCGGCCATACTTGCTGGTAATGCGCCCCTTGAGGAAGCGGATGATGTAGGCCGACTGGTGCAGTGTTTCGCTGTCCAGATAGGAGTTGTCCGCCTGCCCGTAGTCGTTCTTCTGGTAGGTGGTCACCGCCCGCTCGATGCGCTGGGTGCCGCTGGAGCAGTACGCCGTGGCAATGCCGTGGCTCAGCAGCGATTGGCGCTCCAGCAGCATGAAGCGCTCGCCCGCCGGCGCCGGGGTAATTTTGTTCATCTCGCCGGTTTGCGTCGGTCGCGCCGGGTCCGCCGAGATAAACACCGCCTGCCGCGCCGCGTAGGCCGCCGCCTGCCGCCATACCGGGTCCGGGCTGGGTTTCTCAAAGCCGTACACGGTGACGTGCGCGTCGTTGCGAGTGTCGCCCAAGGCCACCAGCTCACCCAGCGTGCCGCGCGAAGCCGTGTAAACATGGCCATACAGCTGCCGCGACCAGCTCCAGCGCCCGGTGCTGTCGTTCATCAAGGCTTTCCAGGCATCCAGCGAGGTGGCATCGGCCCACGGCCCACACAGGAACTCGAACGGCTCATCACCCAGCACGGCAATGGCGGCCGCCACATCAGGCGTCCCCACGCCGCCGGCCATGGCCGTTACGGTAACGGTCAGCCCATCCGGGGTGAATTCACCGTTGACCCGGCCTTGACGGTTCAACTGCAGCTGAATGTCGTTGCCACTCAAGCCAGCCCAGCGGCAGGACAGGGTAACTTCACCGGTCGCCGCTACCGCCGACACCGACAGCCCGGCCGCGTTAACCGCCGCTGCCAGCGCTGTCGCGGCGGCCGCTGCCGTGGCGCCACTGCTGATGGTGGCCCGCACGCGCTGGCCGGCCACGTACAGGTTGATCTGGCCGCCGGCCGTGGCGGTACCCACAAAGGCCACCTTTCCGGTCGCCTTGGTGCCCGTGGCCTTGACCGGCAGGCACCACACCTCCCCGGCCGGGTCAATGGCACGCCAGGTGTCGTACATCTCGGCCAGCATCGAGCCGACGCCGCCGATGCTCTTGGCCAGGCTCAGGCTGGGAACCAGCGTCAGCTTGCCGATTTCCGGGGCCACGGAATCATCGTTGACCTGACCGACGATCAGCCGCGGCATCGCACTGGTCGCCGTGTTGGCCTGGCTGTTGTCGACCTCGGCATAGAACAGCGGCACCTTGAGGTCGCTGGGAACGCTACTGAAGCTCACAGACATTATTCAGCGCTCCCAGTGGTAGCGGCCTTGGCCTTCGCCTTGGCGGGTTTAACGTCGGTCACGTCGCCGTCGTTCAGACGGCGCTGCCAGTAGATATCGAGCGTCACGGCGCGCCCTTCGGCCGGCACCGTATCGCCCATGGCCGGGTCGGGCGTGACGCGCCCGTCTACCGGGTACACGGTGATTTGAGTCATAGGGTTCACTCTTGTGGTAGTTCGGTGGAGAAACGCACCTCGGGCCGGCCATCAGGGCCGGGCGCGGTGTGGTTGGGGTCTTTCGGGTCCAGACTGTCGTAGGTGAAGTCAATACCGGACAACGCGGGCAGGCCGTCCAGCTTCACTTCCTGCCACGTTTCCGGCGGGTCGTTCTTGCCCGTTCGACCGATCTGGCTTTCGGCCTCGAAGCCGAAGCGATACGACACGCGCGACCGATCCAAGGCCATGAGACTGCCGCCGCCATAGCTGATCGGTTCATGGTCGGCCGACTCCAGGCCGACCAGTGCGCGGAATAGCTCGGCGCGCAGCACATGCACCAGGTCAACCGCTTGCTGGCCGCGCTCGTCTTGGGTCTGCATGACCACAATCACGTCGAAACCATCGGCAAGGCGCTGCACCGTGCGGTTTTGCGCCTGGCTCTCGCCCGCTTCGTCACCGGTGTAGATGACATAAGCCGCCGGGGTTTCCAGCTTGGCCGACGTCATCACCACGTCCATGTCGATACCGCCGGCCACCCGCTTACCAAACGACGGGCAGAAGCGCTTTACGTGCTCAATCAAAGGGGTCAAGCGCATGGATCAGCCTCCCATTGCGCGGGTGAATGCGGCCTTGAGAATGCGTTGCACATCCTCGCGGGTATCTTCCAGGGCTTCGGCCATGTAGTTGGCCCGGGGCTTGATGCGCCATTGACCAGCCTGCCTGGCCGCGATCAACTCGGCGCGCTTGCCGCGCCGGCGGCGGTTCAAACCTGGCCCGAGCCCCCGCACGCGGGCGCCACGCTTGACGCCGTAGTGCAGGAACGCCGGGTAGAATTCCTTCATGCCGCTGGTCTTCTGCGGCGCCACGCGCACCAGGAACCCCGAGCGAGACACCTTCACCTGGATGGAGTCCACCGTGGTACCGGTCCGGTTCACCGGGTAGTTGTCCCGCCCCTTGGCCAAGGCCAAAGCCAACTGGGCGCGCTGGGCGACCAGCCGGCCCGCCTTGCGCATGCCGGCCCGGACCTTGCGCTTGTCAAAGAAGTCCTTGGGCAGGTCATCAAACCCATCAACGTGCAGGTAGGGCTGCACGGTCAAGCTAGACGTAGCCATAAGCACCTCCATCTGGCTCAGGTGGGAACACGCCGCCGCCCGCCTCTGTCGCCTCGCCCAGCTCTTCGACCTCCAGCACCGAAAAGCGCCGGTTGTCCAAGTCACCCACCCGGCGCACGCGGTAGATGATGTCGACGCCCTCAAACGTCTCGACCACTTCGTGCGCGTCGGTGATGCCCCGGCGAAAGCGCAGGGTTATCCGGTGCGTGACGGTCACGCCGGCCTGCACCGAGCCGCTGTAAATGGCGCTGCCGACTTGCTGGACCTTGGCCCAGCACTTCGGCGCGTAGTCATACGCCGACTCGATGCCCGGCCCGTCCGTCTTGGCCGTGTCCGAGCGCACGCGCAAACGCACCTGGCGATTCAGCTCGCCAATGCTGGGTGGGTTCATAGGGTGTACCAGCGGTAAGGGCCGATCAGCGCATCCACTGCCATCGGCCGCTTGGATTGAAGGGTGTCGCTCGCCGCCTCGCGGGACTGGTACCAGTGCGCAATCAGCAGCAACTGGGCCAGCACCAGGTCACCGTCGAGCGCGGCAGCGTTTTCGGGAGAGCCCTCGGGCAGCAGCGCTTTTAGCTCGGCTGCCGTCTTGCCCTCCCAATCGCCCACATCCACCAGCTCACGGCCGGTGTGGGTTTCGACCAGACGCCACGCGGCGCGGCTGTAGGCCTTGAGTAAGACCGCCTGCGCCGCGTGCTCGTCGTCGTCCAAGCGCAGATGCTCCTGGATCAGTTGTGCATCGAGCATGCGGCCGCCCTCTGTGGTTAGGCCGGCTTGCCCTGCAGCGCCTTGATGGCCGCCAGGTCCTGCAGCACACAGCCGAAGCGAGTGAAGGCCAGGAAGCCGGTCTGGTCGAACTCGGCGTACTTTTCCACCAGACGCTTGAGCGCCATGTAGCGCACCTGACGAACCACAAACTGGTCGAAGTCGCCGGCATACATGAACTTCTTGCCGGCGCCGATGCTGGAAATCGCCTGATCGATGACGTAACGGTTTTTCAGGATGGTGGCCGGGCGGTCGGCGTCGATGCCCGGCAGCCACAGCGGACGGTTCTGCGCATCCACCATTTCTTCGATCAGCTGCAGGGTGTTGTCGTTGAAGGCCAGACGGAACTGCGGCGCAGAGCGGTAGGCCGGATCGATGCTGTGAATCAGGCCGTTGATTTCCTGCCAGGTGACGGCAGCGGCGTTGGCGGTGACCTTGCCGACCACGGTGGACACTTCCAGGCCAGCCGGCTGCACCGGATTGCCGGCGCCGGTGCCCTTGACCAGATAGAACGCCTTGCCGCGCTCCAGGCGCGAGGCGATGCGACGAGCCAAGAACGCTTCGATATCGACGCCCGAATCCTGCAACAGCTCGTTGGAGACGCGGATGATCTTCGACGACAGCTTGTGCGCGCCGAGGGTGCCGGTACCGAACTCAACGTCGCCTTCGCCGGTTTCCTGATTTTCACCCAGCAGCTCGCCGATTTCCTCGGTGCCGTCGCTGGTCGCCCAGTCGATGGCCTGGCCATTGTCGGTGGTCAGCAGGTGCGCCACCGAGGCAATACCGCCGTAGGCCTTCTGCGCCTCGATAATTCGCGCAAGGAAGCTGGTCGGAACGGTGTAACCACCCTTGTCACCCTGACCCGCACCATTGGCCCGCGACTCTTCGTTCATGGCGCGCAGCACCTGACGTTCTTCCGCGCTCAGTTCACCCAGGCCGTGGCGCATGAAGTGATCGAACGCCGCCGAACGCTGCTCATCCTGCGAACGCTGCTCAGGGTTGCCCTGGTTGATCTTGTCCTTGTTCTTATCGACAAAATCCTGATCCAGCGAGCGCAGCTCTTCTTCACGCTTGATCTGGTCACGAACCTGGTCGTACTCGGTTTTCATCTCGTTCCACTTGGAACGCTGTTCACCGGTCATCGCGCCTTCGCCTACCGTGTCGTGCAGGCTGCGCATTTCGCTGCCAAGGGTGGCCAGCTTCTGTTGCAATTCTTTGAGGGTCATACAGGTCTCCGCACTCAGGCGTTCATGTCGAGATAGCGTTGCCGAGCGGCACGCTCGTTTACGTGCCGCACCATGTCTTGGTCGGCTTGGCTTTGCTTCCAGCCATCCAGCGAGCGCTGGGCGGCCTTGGCGTCCGGGTATGCAGGGAAGGCCACCGGCCCCACGTCCAGCAGCTGGTCCACGCGCAAGATGGTGCGCACCACGGCGCCGTTGGCTTCCTCGCGCCACGTGTCCTTGCCCACGATCATCTTGATACTGCTGCCGCTCAGGTCGCCGCGCTCCAGCGGGGTCAGCACCAGGTCGCGGATGGTCTGGGTGTTGGGCGGGTCGATTTCGTAACCCAGTCCGCGCCCGTCCACCCACAAGCGCAGGGTCTTGCTGCCGATGCGGCCCAGCAGGTAATTGGCGTCGTGGTTGAACAGCCCGCGCACATCCTGCGTCAGCACGCCATCGAAGGCGCCGGGGGCAAACTCCTCGTAGAACATGCCGGCGATCAGGTCGCTACGGGTGTCGAAGACCGCGCCATAGCCGACAATCTTGGGCGGGCCATTGGCGCCGTCGGCCAGTGGTTGCGCGCGCAGCTCGCAATGCTGCGCCGCGAGCATGCGCAGCTCTACATCACTCATTAGGGTTGTCCTTCGGTTGGGGAGCGTTCAGCTCCGAGGGCAGCCGGGCGTTGACGCTGATCAGCATTTCGCTCAGGCCTTCACGCGGATTGAGGTCTTCCATCACCCGAACTTCGTTTCGGTCCAGCCAGCCGTCGGTGATGCCGTAGTGGTAGAACTCGCCGCGCTCCTTGGGGGTGCCGCGCAGCAGGCCGGCGAGGTTGAAGCGCACGTAGTAGCCGGCGGCGCGCTCGGCACGGGTGAAAATCTTGCGGTTCAGCTCCTCTTCCCAGTCGCGAATCACCGGCATCATGGTGTGCCGCACGAACTGAATGGCCTGCTCGCTGATGTTGGAGAAAGTCGCTTTCTCCAGGTCGTTGATCATGTGCGCCGGCACGTTGAAAATGCCGGCGATTTCCGAACGGGTCAGCTTGCGGGTGTCGAGAAACTGGGCGTCTTCCGGGGCAATGGTCAGCGCCTTGTAGTCCAGGTCAGCCGGCAGCAGCAGGGTCTTGTTCTCCGACTCGCGCAGCCGGTTGGTGGCCTGCTTCCAAGCCGCCTTCAACCGCTCCCATGACGTATCGGTCAGCGGCGTACCCTTGCTAGTGACCAACCCGGTCGGCCGGCCGCCGCCCTCGAAGAACTCGCGGCCGTAACGCACCGCAGCCATACCGAGGCCAATGGTTTCAGCGTGCTGCCGGATCGGGCTGATGCCGACCCGGCGTTTCGAGCCGAAGGCACGGATATGCACCATGTCTTCGGGCGCCACGGCCAGCGGCCGGTCGTCGGCATCCAGCGTGGCGTAGACCCAGCGGGTGCCGTTCTGCACCAGACTGGTTTCCTGCGGCAGGTGCATTTCAATGCGCTGCAGCTCGCCACGCCGCGAGCGCACCAGACTGCTGTAGCCGTTGCCCCAGCCCATCACGTGGCCTTGCTTGGTTTCCCGCCACTTGTAGGAGGTGTGCCACGGGTTCGGCTCGACGCTCAGCAGGTCATGCGCCGGGTGATCGGTGCCCGGCTCGATGCGGTCTTGGGTTTTTCGCAGCACCATCAGCGGCAGCTGGGCCACCGAGCTGGCCACCACGTAGATACAGGAGTACACCGCCGCCAGTTTCAGCGCCGTCTCCGGGTTGATCATCACGCCCTGCCGGGCACTGATCCATTCGGCAAACTCGGCGCTTGATCGCTGGACAATCGGCGCGGCGGCGCGCGACTCGAAGGCATCGAAGATCATCCGCCACCTCCAGTGTCACGGCGGGCCAGACGGCGCGCCGAAAGGAACGCGCCCACCATTAGCAGCGGGCCGCCGACCATGAGGGCGACGGCAACACCGAATCGCAGGTGCAGGCCGATCAGCAGCAGGCAAAAGCCGGCCACCCCCAGCACATCAGGGATATGTCGTTTCATGGGCTCACATGACCAGTAGGTCGTCAGGTTCGAGGGTGTCGAGCACCGAGGTGGGCAGGCCGTCGGCCAAAATGGAGCGGTTCATGGCCATGAGGATGGCCACCATGCCGTCGATCTTGTTGCCCTTGGATTCCTTGGTGGGCATCAGGCAGCCTTTGAATTCATGGGCCACCACGTTGCCGGCCATCCAGGCCAGCACCGGGTCACCGTCATGGCGGATACGGCCGGACAACAACGCCGCTTCAAACTCGCGCATGGCAATGTTCATGGTCTGAATGCCGCCGCCGACCTCGACCACCTGCGCACCGTCCTTCTGCAACTGGTGCGACAGCTGGGTGGCACGCCACTTGTCATAGGCGACTTCGACAATCTGATGCTGGCCGGCAATCTCGCGGATTTCCTCGCGGATCACGTCAAAGTCAAGCTCTTCACCCTCGGTGGTCAGCAGCCGACCTTCGTTGACCCAGCGCTCATAGGCATCCTGATTGACACCTTCGTCGCTCTCCACCGCCCCTTCGGGCAGGTAGTGGCGGACAAAGAACGTCCAAATGTCCCGGCCGCGACTGTCTTTTTCCCGGTGCACCAGGGCGACACAGGCAATGTCGCACTTGCTGGCCAAGTCCATGCCGAGGTAACAGCGCTTGCCGTAGTAGTCAGCCACGGTAAGGCCTTCGACCTTGGCACGGTCCCAGTGCAGCAGGTTGAGCCAGGCGTTTTTCGCATGCACCCACAGGTTGCAATGCTTGGTCTTGAACGCATTCTGCCGTGACGGGTAACGCGTGGCGTTGGCCAACTGCCGCTCCAGGTAGTCCGCATTCACGGAAACGCCGAAGTTGGGGTTGGCCTTCTTCAAGGCCGCCAGGTCGCGCCAGTCGTCCTTCTCGTCCAGCGTGTAGATGATGCCGAACAGCTCGTCGTTGGCCGGGCGCTGATCGAGCATGGCAATGACCTGCCGGCGCTTCTCGTAGCACGGCCCGGCAATGTTGTTGCCCGAGGTGGTGATGGTGAACATCAACGGCTGCTCACGGGCGCCCATGCCGGTCAGCATGGTTTCGTACAGGGCATCGCTGTCGTGCTCGTGGTACTCATCCACCAGCGCGCAGTTGGGCGACGATCCGTCGCCGGGGTCGCCAATGACCGGTTCCAGGCGGCTGCCGTCATCCGGGCAATACAGGCTGCGCGCGCGCACCTCAATGCCGGCGTCTTCGGCCAGCTCTTCGGTACGCTGCACCATCAACTGAGCCGGGCGGAACACTTCCCACGCCTGCTTCTCGGTGGTCGCACCGCAATACACTTCGGCGCCGAACTCACCGTCGGCGCACAGCATGTATAGGGCCACCCCGGCGGCAATGACCGACTTGCCGTTCTTGCGCGGAATCTCGCAATAGACTTCGGTGAAGCGCCGTAGGCCGGTCTTTTTACTGACCCAGCCGAACACGCAACAGAAGATGAACTGCTGCCAGGGCTCCAGCTTGAGGCGCAGTTTCATGCGGCCCCACTTGCCCTTGGTATGCGGCAGCTCTTGCACGAACAGACACACCCGCTCGGCTTGGGCCTTGTTGAACTTCCATTTGAAGCCCTTGGCCTTGCTCGCCTCCAGGTCGTCCAGGTGCCGCTGGCAGGCTTGGCGCACGTACTTGCACGCCTCGATCTTGCCGGCCACCACGTCACGGGCGTACTTGTTCGCGCCATTGACATTGACGTTGGCCATGGCGGGTTACCGATCCTTAGGAGCCAGCAACCCGGCGAAGCGGCCCTTAGCCTTGTTCTTCGGCACGGTCAGGCGCGCCCGGCTGGCCGGGTCAAGGCCAAGCGAACTGCCGTAGCTGGTCATTTGCCGCATGGCCTCATTGGCCACGGTACAGGCGGGGTTCTTGCTGCGACCCATCGGCGTCTTAATCGTGATGCCGTTACGCGTAACGTCTTCTTCGGCTTCACGCCACCGACCATAGGCCGAACAGAAACCCTCCAGCACGTGCAGGTCGGTGCGCGTCAGAACCTTGGACTCGACCAGCTCGGGTGCGAGCTTGGTCCACATCTGCTGCGCGTATTCGCCCATCCACTCGGGCGGCGGTGGTGCGATCACCAGGGCGGTGTAGTCCGGCTCGGCATCGTTGAGCTTGCGTTTGCCGGGGTTGCCGGCGGCGCGCTTCTGCGCGGTCGGCTTAGGTTTTCGGCCTCCGCCGGGGGCGCGCGTCGCCATGCTTTCACCAACAAATCAACATTTCTACAAATCAACATAACGACAAATCAACACCTAAAAAGTCGTTACCCCAAATTTTTTATTTCGCGGCCGCGTGGAAAGCACTGGGCGTTCGGTGCCGTAAGTCAAAAGCTGCAGAGATTTACCCACCCCCGGGGGGATGGGCACCAAATCGGTGCATTTTCTGATCAGGTTCGCCGGGGTTCGCCAATGCTGGCCCTGAGCCCGGCCACCCGCTCGGCGTGCGTTTTTCGGGCGTGGCAGTCGACGTTGATGGCCTGCAGATTGCTCATTTCGTCGGTGCCGCCCTGCGCTTTTGAGATGATGTGGTCCACTTCTGTGGCCGGCAGGCGCCTTCCTTTGCAATCCGGGCACTGACACAGGAAACGGTCACGGCGCAGCACTGCCGCCCGTATCTTTCGCCACTCAGCACCGTACCCACGCTGCTCCGCCGTACCTCTCCCGGGCTTGTTCCAGCCGCTGGCTAGGTGCTTGTGATCGGCGCAGTAGCCGTGCGACTCCTGAGTGGTGCGCGGGCACATAGGCGAACGGCACCCCCGCTTAGCGCGGGGCGGCATCGTTCGATTCCTTCGGCAGACGCTTGTCGGCCAGTCGCATGATCCACGACCGAACCACTTCAACACCGGCATAGCCGATCAGGCAGCCGACGAAAATGGAAAGATCGCCCGGCAGGTTGAGCCACGCCAAGCCGGGCACCGCACACCAGGTCATGCACGCGCACAACAATGCGTCGAAACACTTCTGCCGCTTGGTGCCGCCGTAGTAGCTGACACGCAGGAACGCCACGACGCCGGACATGCCAGCCGCGCCCAACTCGGGGGCATGGGTGCTGGCCCAAGTCGCGGCGCGCTCGATGAGGTCGGGGTTATCCATGGGGTGCTTCCAGAATGCAGAAAGCCCAGCGCTTAGGGCTGGGCTTTGAAATGGGGAGCCAGAAAGACAAAACCCCCAGCTGGGGGCTGGGGGTTCTGCAGGCTTCCGACTGATGGCTTACAACGTCGCGTGACGCGCTTCATTTGCCACGCTAAGGCAAAAGGTACGGTTTATTGCACGGCCAGTCAACACCTTTTGTGTAGAAGTACACGATTTGTGCGAAACCGCTCCCCTGATCACTCGCCGTTACGCGTCACGCGTCCACCGTAGGGATGCGCAGCTTCCAGGCGGTCGGTGTGTGCAGACAAGCCAGCTCCCCCTTGAATGCTCCTTTGCACCCTTCCGGTAGCACCTTGCCGCACTGCTGGCACGGGTACTTCTGCGCATCAGCAATCTGCCCCTTGAGTCGGGCGGCATCCTCGCGGATCAGGGCTACCAGGTACTCTTCCAGCTCGTAGGCCTCCCCCACTCCCGAGCGGGTCGCCATGGAAGACTCCAGCTCACTGGCGATGGTCGGGGGCAGCTTAAAGCGAACCTCCTTCACCCCGCCCGCCTTCAACATTGCCCGGCGCCTCTGCTGACGCTTGGTGCCTGGCTTTACCTTGTCGTTACGCGTAACGCCTTGTTCACTCATGCCGGCCTTCCTCGACACTCACCGGCGGCAGGCTGGGCTTGTCTTCCAACAACTCCACCACCTTGGCCAGCAGTGCGGATCGGTATTTGCTCAGGGTCTGGAACGACATAGCAAAACCATCATTGGCAATGAGCCTGCCCAGCTCGGCCACCTTTGCCAGGTCGCTCATGGCTGCACCCTCCGCGCCCAGGAACATACGGGGCCGTTTTCACTGTCGCAGATCGACAGCTTGAACCACCCTTCACCGGCCGGGACTTCCGGCTCCCAGCCCAAGCAATGGGCCGCGCCTTGAGTCCAATACGGGTGATCCTGCGAGCCGGACCATTCCATTTCATCCCATGCCACGCTCAGGCCCTGCCCGACAAACCATGCCTCAAAGGCTTCGCGGTCCTCCCCGAACTGGGGCAACTGCGGATGGCTCCAGTAACCCGTCTCTGGGCAGCGAACCACCTCGGTCGATTGAATAAGCTGAACCACCGAAAGGACCCTGATTCCACCAGTTGCTCGGCTGCAATGTTGGTAGTTCATCCGCACCGTGCGCTCCGATCCAGGCTTGGCCGGGTCCATGCTGGCTATGGTAATGGTCTCTGCTTTCATGTCCTAACATTCTCCCTAGTGATGGATGTTCAAACGGCGCTCAAGGCCGCGTGCGGGTTGGCTTGGTGGTCGGTGCCGCTTGCGGCCTGTCCCGGTGATGTCTCGATGGCAAAAAAAGAGAGGCCATGCGTTTCCAGGCAGGCGTGCCAGCGCTGCAGGGCCTCGCGTTTCAGTACCTGGGCATGGGTGTGGATATAGGCGGCGTCGAGGTCGCGCAGCGCGTGGTTCAGCAGCAGCTCGCCAATCAGGTAATCCACGCCGAGGTCGGCCCACATCGTCCTGGCGATCTTGCGCAGGTCGTGCGCACTCCACTCCCCGCCAAACAACGCCACCTTGTCCTGGGCTTGGCGGTCGGCTAGCGGCTGACCATCACCACGCGGGAACAGGTACACACCGCGATAGCCGGCCAGGTGCTGCCAGTGGCGGTAAGCCTTGAGCATGGCCAGCACCGGAGCCGTCAGCGGCAGGCGATGGTCAGCCCGGGTCTTGGTCTGGTCGGCCGGCAGGAACCACTCCCCGCCCTCCACCAGGTCAAAGTCACTCCACTTAGCCAGGGTGGTTGCGTGAATGCGGGTGCCATGGCAAAGCATCAGCAGCACCAACATGGCGGCCTTCACATCGCGCACCCACAGCTCGGTCGCCTTGCTGATGATTTCGGGCAATTGCTGCGGACGAATGGCGCACGGTTTCGGGCGAATC